CTTTTCGTTTGCCGGTGATGTAGATACAGGAATGTATAGGGAGGGAACTCCAAGTATAAGGCATTCTGTTGCTGGTACTCTACGGTCTATTTTAAAGAGTAATGGACTTGCTATAACTATGACTTCAAGTGGAAGTGCCGGTACTGTTTTACATGGGGATGGGGGTGGGTTAATTTATAAATATACATCTTCAGAGCGATATAAAAAGAATATTGTTGATGCTGCTCTAGAATCGTCTAAAATATATGACATGAGACCTGTAGAATATGAAAACAATGAAAATTCAAAAGAAGGGGATGAAGGAAAACCCGGATTTGGTTTAATAGCGGAAGAAGTACATGAACTGTTTCCAGAATTAGTAATTTATGATAGAGAAGGAAGACCTGACTCTATAAGTTATGACCGAATATCAGTATTATTATTAATGGAAATAAAAAAACTAAAAGAAGAAATAGAAAAACTAAAGGAGAATAACTAATGGCAGAAGGCGATGTAACAGTATCAATGACTTTTTCAGAAGCTCAATGGGATAGGATTGAGGCAGCTTCGGGGCACATAAAAGGTGGCTGGGAATTAAATCCGGCAGAAACTACGGTAGATGCAAACTATTTAGCTACACATTGGAAAAATGAACTAAGCACTATTGTAAAAAATTACGAACTGTCTCTTAAAACGACAGATGATTTCTAAAATCATACAATATAGATACGATAATCCACACGATACCTTACAACAGATAGGGAATGCATTCAAAGTATCTCGTCAATACATACATGAGGTACTAAAAAATAATGATATACCTACTATTCGGGCGAAAAGACAAAAAGGTACTAGATACTGTTTAGTATGCAAAGAACTAAGCACAACATTAGTACATAAAGGTACTTGCCACTTCCAATACTATAACATAAAACTTACATGTACTTATTGTAGGGTTCCCTTTTATAGGAAACGAGCCGACATAGTACACAAATACCACAGAGGCTATGGAAAAAACTATTGTTCACAACAATGTTTTCATAAACATAGGAGCAATCGGTTTAATTAGGGCTATTTATTAACGAAATTCGTAGTATTTCTTACAAAATATGATATAATAGTAATACACTGTAATAAATCCCAGTAGGGATAAAAACAATAACAAGTAAATAATGCAGATTAATAACGACTTAATATTACAGTGGGAACCTAAAATTATGAAAATGGTTGGGAATACCTATATTGCAGGTATGGACCGAGAAGATATAGCTCAAGAGCTTCGTATTGCCTTAACAAAGGCCGCTAAGAAGTATGATGAGAGTAAAGGAGCTATATTCCACACATACCTACACACTTCATTGGTAAATACTATTCGTACTCTTATTACAAAAGCTCAAAGACATCCAAATTTTGTTAGTATTGACAATAATCCATATGACATTAATGATTCAGGATTTTATACATCAGAAATTTCAAAAGTTTTATCTAAAGAAGAGAAAGAATACGAGGAGATTGATATGGAACTACTTATTCATACAAATGATGAAAACGGGGACCCGAAACTGCAAGACAAGGAGAAAGAATTTGTAATGTACAAACTACAAGGACTTACTATGGATGAGATTACAAAGAAACTTGGTGAGTCTTCTTATAAAGTACGTCACTCTATACGAGAGAAATTTACAGATTTACTAACAGAGACTGATGAATTTTAATGAATTAAATGCTAGAGACATTTACGAACTATTCGGTAATTTATATAAAGAAAAACACAACAAAGAATATTCTGGAGCAGGATTTATAGGTAATGAAATGCATTTACTTAGAAATCTAATTGATGAGCAGGGGTCAGCACCTGTAGCTGCAGCAGTTCTTAATTGCATTATAAATAATGACCATAATGTAAATGTACCTTATTTTGTAGCAGGTATTGAGTATTATATAACCCCCCACAATCCAATTATTTATTATTCAGTTACTAGGTGGGGAGATTCAAAAATAAAAAAACTCTGGGAAAGATTCTTAATTTTAGATGCAGTATGGTTTCCATCTGCTACCCAGAGAGCTCAAAGAAAAATTATACTTAAAGAACTAAAGGAGTGGGCCAATGCGAAGGCGGGCAACAAGGCGAGAAAGAGGGCTAATAAGAAAACCACAAAGCCAAAAAAGGGGCGTAGTGGAGGAGCAAGAGTTTAGGGTAATTGCATCATCTGCTGACCTAAAAGATTTCTGGACTGTAGGGTATTATGCAGATTTTGAAAAAGCCAAAGCAGAGATTGACAACCTTGATACGTCTGATGTAGTATACTATATATATTCTAATAATAATAGAGTGTTATATAGCACTACAGGAGAAACAGATGGCTAGTTATGATTATATTGAATCCGCTATAATCTTAAACCTCGATGATAAAATTAAACTACGTACGTTTAAGCATACAGAAAAAGATTTTGCGGCACATGGTAAAGCATATAATTGGATTATTAAACATTTTGATAAGTATGGAGTGTTCGCAACTCCGGAAGCTATTGTCGAAAAGTTTCCTAATTTGGACATCAAGGCTAACAGCGTTAATTTTGAATATGCAGTTGAAGAATTTAAGGGCCACGTATTACAAAGGACTTTACGTAATGCTGTTAATAAGCAAGTAAATTTAATTAATGAAAATCCAAAAAAAGCCATTACAAACTTGATGGTGGATTTGACAGATATTGAAATAGTATATGATGAGGATGTGCAAACCTTTGATAAAGGAGATACATCTAGATTAGAGGAGTGGCGAGAGAGAACAATGAAACGAGAGATGGGTGATGGCTTGATGGGCATACCTACGAGTTTCAAGACTATAAATACCACTGGAGTGGGTTGGAATCCGGGAGAACTAATAGCAGCTTTCGCAAGACCGACTATTGGTAAAACATGGTTATGCGTTCATGCAGCAGCTACTGCAGTAAAGGCAGGACATAGAACTCTTTTGATTTCTACAGAAATGCCCCAAACTGCTATAAATATGAGACTTGATGTGGTATTAGCAAAAATGATGGACTACAATTTCTCCCACACTGCTCTTAGACGAGGAGACCCTATAGATGAGGAACTCTATGCGAAGTACTTAAAAGAGTCTAATACAGAATCTTTACTCGTTTGTGACCATATTTCCGGTCAGATGGGTATATCTTTGGAATCAATTGCAGGATTAGTAAGAAAACATAATCCTGAATTTGTAGTTATTGATGGGGTTTATTTGGTAGCTACAAGCGATTCAAAAAAAGCTGCTTGGGAACAATCACATGCATTGTTTTATGGATTGAAAAACCTAGCAACTGCAACAAATACTCCAATCATGGTATCAACACAGGCTACCCGGGATGCTTCTAATATGTTTACTCCCCCAAGGGCGGACCAAGTGGCTTTTGGAGATGCTTTGATAAGGGCTGCTGACGTAGCAATAGCTATGTGTGCTGTAGCGAAAGATTCAGCGGATGCTTCATCGCTAATGCAAAAGCAGGTCGACACCAAAAGACTAGTGCAATTCCAAAAATATCGGGATGGTGAATTGCCGAGAGATACAACCTATATGGAGTGGTCAGTCAACAATGGTGAGATACATGAAATACCCGATTACGATGGGGGAGGAGACTTTTAAACAGGAGGTTTAATATGGGAATTTTCGATTGGCTTGGTGGAAGTGAAGATGATAGTCATATCATTGTAAAATCTACTAGAAGCAAAGGAGATGGACGACCAATCATTGACATTACTGTAGGAGATATCAGAAAAGGTATTGCTACAGATGAAAATGGTTATAGAAACGAAGTTGTTCTATTTCTTAGAAAAAACAAAAAGGATAGATAATGGTAGATTGGTACTCTATATTAACTAAATATGGGGTGGACATTCCAAATGAAGAACAGATTGTAATACATTGCCCTTTTCATGAAGATAGAAAAGAGTCTTGTGCAATCAATCTTGATAAGGGAGCTTGGATTTGTTTTGCAGGTTGTGGTCAAGGAGGTCTAAAAAGCTTTCTCCATAAGATTTCAGGCAAGTCTTGGGAAGAAATTAATCTTGAGGTTGGTAGTCAAATAGATACTAATTCTCTTGAAATTAATCCACTTTTCTTTGGGGACGAGGAAAAAGAAGTTTCCAAAGAACTCCCTTATCAAAAACCGGAAGTAATCTTAGATGTCCCGGACGGACACTGGATATATAAAAGAGGATTCACCAAAGATACTATTTCAAAGTGGGATTGTAAAACTAACAATTTTCTAGATTTTATGATACCGGCTAAGAACCAATCTCAAGAGATTATAGGTTGGATAACAAGACGAACGCAGGCAGTACCAAAGTACTTATTTTCAAAGGGTTTTTCTAAATCAAAGACTTTATTTGGTATAAACAAACTAAAAGATGTAGAGACCTTATATATAGTCGAGGGGGCCTTAGATTGTATGTGGCTCAGTCAGCAGGGGTACTCAGCTGTAGCATTACTTGGAGCCTCTTTATCTAAAAAACAGATTGAACTTTTAAGTGCATTACGAGCAACAGAATTAGTACTAGCATTAGATAATGATGAGGCGGGAAAAAAGGGAATGGAAAAAGCCACACTTGACATGGGCAATAGATTTTTGATATCATATTTAAACATTCCAAAAAAATACAAAGACTTGCAAGAAATTACTGATTTGGATATATTACATTCAGTACTAACAAGCAAAGTACTAATATAAGGAGATAATGACATGAGTGGAATAACAAGAATACAACAAGGGCGTGAGGATTCTAAAAGACCTGACGTTGCCTTTACACCGGGTAAAGAGATTTGGTTCAGAGATGGCGACCAAGTATTTTTATCATCACTAGCTACTGGTGCTGAGAATGATAACTTTTTAGAAGAAATTTATCTATACACCTTTAGAGCAGGCAATAAGTTTGTAAATTTATTGAAAGACGAGAGAGTAGATACTTCTATCGTTCCTGATGATGTTAGAGCATCACACAAATTTGCAATTTGGGCATATGTTCACAACATAATGCACCAAGAGAAGAGAAACGATGACTGGGTTGAAGTCGATGGTCCGGCAGGTAAAAAAATGTTTAGAGAAGATGTAAATGATTTTCGTATCATTGCTTTGACTTTTGGTAGAAGTGACTATATATGGAACCAATTAGTTGAGGTTTATAGTGATTGGGGAGCATTAAATAAAGGTGTTATAAGAATAAAAAGAACTGGTCAAGGAATGTACGAGACTTCTTATTCTATTACAGCTACCCCTAAAAACGATGAGATACCTTCAGAAAGACAAAGTGATATTGCAGAACTACCCCCACTACTAGATTATTTCTATGAGAGATACGGTAATTCCGCAGACGCAGCTATGGATATAGCAAAGAACGCAGCAACTTCTGATGATTCAGAACAACCTTTATTCTAAAGAAGCTGCAGTAACCGAAGAAACATTTGAACAGAATGTCAATCAGCTGAGGTCGGTATTAGAGGTAGCACCGACCTTGGTTGTGGATGTTGAAACAAACGGATTAAAGTCTTTTGGCACCAACCAAATATGTGGGATTGGTGTCGGAGAACCTAAAAAAGAAGGCCTTACTCAGTATTACCCCTTTAGACACCACGATGGTAATAATTTATCTAGTGAGTCCTTACAGCAACTAATATCTCTTTTAAACCAATCGGTAAAATCTTACATAGGTTATAACTTAAAGTTTGATTTGCACTTTTTGGAAAAAGAGGGGCTATCAGTTTTAGACAAAAAGCTTATAGATGTTATAGTTATGGTTCGATTGATAGAACATTCTGATACCAAAGAATTGGGTCTTTCGGCTACAGGTAAGCGTAATTATGGGCAAGAGGCTATACAGTATGATGATGATACTAAAAAGGTCCTAAAATCTAATAAAGGGTGGTTTAGAGATTTTTCAAAGGCACCAGCAGATATATTAGGTGAGTATTGTCAAGAAGACGTAAGACTTACGAGTAGAATTTATAACGATTACTTAAAAAAGATAGAAGATAGTAGACAAAACGATATCTTTACTATGGAATGTGAATTAACTAAAGTTCTTTATGCCATGGAAAGAAGAGGTATTTCGGTAGACAAACACTATGCTTTAGGAGTTGAAAAGCTAATTACTAGTAGATTGACTGAGGTTGAGGACGAGATACTGAAAATATCTGTGCGTAAAAGGTGGAATTATGATATTCCAATGTCGTCTAAAAAACATGATGAAGACGAGTTCAATATATCAAGTCCTAAGCAGATAGGTGAGGTCTTTAATTCTATGGGGATTGAGTCGCCTGTAAAAACATCTAAGGGTCAAGATTCTTGGAATGAGGCTGCCCTAATAAATATCAATCATAGAATGGCGGGGTTAATAAGACAGTATCGAACCCTAGAGAAGCTGAAATCTACATATATATTACCATATACAGAAATAGATACTATGCACACTTCATTTTGTAATTGGGGTACAGCAACTGGGAGACTATCTAGTAGAGAGCCTAACTTACAAAACATTCCTCGTAACCACTTTAAATTGATAGAGAAACAACTAACAGAAGAAGATAAGATTGATATGAGAGGTAAAATCTCGGCTATGGTTGCCCAAAAGGGTATTACCATAGATAATGAGTTATCTGATGATGTATTAGCAACAT